AATATCTGGCAGATGGACAGGATTCGAGATTTGGAAGAGAAGAAGCCGATGGTTATCTATAAGGCAGATAACGCAGGCGCTGAAATTAAAGGCAGAGTCTTACAAAAGGAGAAAATTGGCGACATGTACACTATCACAGTACAAAATTACGGAGTGTTCGTAGTTACGCAAACAAGCTACGAATCATTGAGGATTGGAGATGAGGTAAGATTGTAATGACAAAGTACAAGAAACCAACTTACATCATCATTCAGGAAGCAATGGCAGAGCGCATTAGATTTCTGGAAGATGAACTGTATGAAAGGGCCTATAAAGATATTGAGAAGCTAGAAGCTCAAAATGATTTCTTGAGAACTCTTTGTAACAACCAGCTTGAAATCATCATGGATTACGAATGGAAGCAGATGCAAGAGCAGGCTGCATTCATAAAAGCTAATACCAGGAAATGGAGAGCAAGATGAATAGAAGGATTAAAAAGAAGAAAGCTAAACAACTTGCTCAGAAAAAACAAATAGAATTAGAAAATAAGCTTAGAAAGTTAAGTCAGGAAGAAATTGAAGTTTTATCTAGAATGATTAAGCAGATAGTTTCTGACATCAGTAAGGCTTTTTCTAAAATATTCGATAGCTTATTTAATTATTTAGAAAATTTGGAGGTAAAATTTGAAGAAATTGAGCGACGAAGACCTCAAAACATTAGACAGAGAACTTTTCAAATTCCAAAACATTCAACGTACAATAGATTTGAGAAGGCTAGAATTAGAAACTCGAAACCCAGATGCTCAGAGTGGTCCCAGTGTAGGAATAAGCAAACCTACCGAAACTATCGCAATCAGAATCGCAGATGATCCAACCTTGAAATTTCTCGAAGGGTTCAAAGCTATTATTAACAAACTCCTTATCAATCTAGTTGATGAAGATAAGGAAATCTTTAATTTGCGCTGGAGATATCCTCAACTGAGATGGGAAGAAATAGCAGAACAGAAATTCATGAGCAAAGCTACAATCTATCGACGTAGAAGGATTATCTTAGAACAGTACGCTATACTGAAAGGTGAGTTGTAAATAAGATTGAGACAAAAGACATCTTGAAGTCTCACAAAAAAAGGTTTATTATGATAGCATGAACTTCTGAAACAAAAACACACATTACATGTTAGGAGTTATCCTTAATTTTAGTCAAACAAGTTGTCCAACAGAAGTATCGTCAAGAGTCAGCAAATGCTGGCTTTTTGTTTTGGGAAAGGAGGTAGAATATGGAATTTGTATCACCGATAAAAGATAATGACGACATTCAGGCAATGAAAGATTATCTCAGAGAGTGGAATGAGATGTATTATATGCTATTCATTACAGGCCTGAATACTGGTTTGCGAGTCGGAGATATACTTACCTTGAAAGTTAAAGATGTTCAAGGCTGGCACATCAAACTGAGAGAACGGAAGACTGGCAAGCAGATAACAAGACGGATGACAAAAGAACTCAAGAAAGAAATGAGGAGATATGTCGAGGGCAAACCATTTCATCATTTCTTATTCAAGAGTAGGCAAGGTAAGAATAAAGCAATCACTCGTGAGCGAGCCTATCAAATCATACATGAAGCAGCTGAAGAACTTGGCATTGATAATGTTGGCACACATACAATGCGCAAGACATTCGGCTATAAATATTACAACAAGACAAAGGACGTAGGGACATTACAGAAAATGTTCAATCACTCATCACCTGCAATTACCCTGAGATACATAGGGATAGAACAAGCAGAGCTTGATGATGCTTTACGGAACTTTGTCATTTAATTTTTTTTAGATATTACTTTCACATAACGAGTTAAGCATAAACTGAAAAAATGAAACTCTTTAAAACCCATGCTTAGTAAGGATTTGAGATTTAGAGTGAGTTTAACAAAATATAAGATATGTGAAAGTGAGGGATAAAATTGGTATAGTTACAGGAGGTAGAAAATGATAAAAGAATACCGTGATGATTTTCTTGGAGAAAAGGCCTTCGAGAAATTAAATAAAGATATTGATGCGAATCCTGGTGTTGGCTTTGAAATTGTTGGGTATACTCAAACAGCATTTGTAAATGGAATGCATATACCGCTAACAGCCATACTAGTAAAATGGGGTAATTTTTTTAAAGAATCAGAATGAGACAAAAGACATCTTGAAGTCTCACAAAAAAAGGTTTATTATGGTAGCATAGATTTCTTGTATGAGGAGGGGATAGGTCAAAGGCCTGTCCCTTTTAGCATTGAGAAAGGAGGTTTGAGATGTATAACAAACCTATCAGACCATCCTTGAAATCTAAGAAGTGGGAGAAGTTCCGTGATAGGATAATGCGTAAGCATGATTATCTTTGCCAAGAAAGTTTGCGTTACGGAATTTCTGTTCAAGCAGAAATGGTACATCATATCTTCCCTGTGTCCGAATATCCTGAACTTGAATTTGTCGAATGGAATTGTTTGCCATTGACGAATAAGAAACACAATACGTTTCATGATAGAGTGAATGATAGAGTAATCAATCAAGGACTGTATTGGCAGAAAAAAAGAAAAAAAGAATTTTTAAATTTTTTCAAAAATGAAAAATGAAAATTTTTAGCCCCCCTCTTTTTGAAAAATCATTTCGGCCAGTAGGGTACCGGTGAAGGGAACTTTTTCCAAGTCGGGGGCCTTCAAATAAAAAGGGGGTAAAAACTAAGCGATTTTGACGAAAGGAGGTAGTTTTTGGCTAAACCAATTACAGCAAAGTCGATTAAGTCAAAAGTGGTCAAGCAGATGAAAGACTTGGGCACTTATCGTAAAGAGTTTGAAATGATTATTGACATCTTTGCAGGTATGCTATATCAGTATCAGAAACTTGCTCAAGATTATGCTGACATGGGTTATCCAGTAACAGACACCTACGTCAATAAGGCTGGTGCAGAGAATGAGCGCAAAGTTCCAATCTTGACAGCGATGGAAATTTTGAGGAAAGACATCCTCAGCTACTCTAATCAGCTGATGATGAATCCGAAGTCTCTCGGTGAGGTAGTAGAACAAGAAGGTGATTCAGTTCTTACTGAGGTCCTGAAGTTCAAGAACGAAATCAAAAAGAAGCGAGTGACTGGCAATGGGTAATCTTGATAAAGCGAAAGAGTATGCTCAGCATGTCATATCTCACAGAGAGGAACATTGCGAGGAAAACATTCTTACTGCTGAAAGGTTCATTCGTGATCTTGACAATCCAGCGTTTGAAATGGATGAGGATATCGTTGATTTTGTTGTTCACTTCATCGAAAACACGATAGTCCATCAGCAGGGCGATGATATGTTTGCGGTGTCTATCCGTAACAAGCCATTACTTTTGCAACCGTGGCAACATTTTGTAGTTGTGAACCTGTTTGGATTTTACTACAAGGGTACAAATGAGCGCAGGTTCAAAGAAGCGCTTATCATGCTTGCTCGGAAGAATGGGAAGACCTCATTTACTGCTGCAATCGCACTTGCTTATCAGATATTAGACACGGATAGCGGTTCAAAATGCTACATCGTGGCCAACTCGGTCAAGCAAGCTATGGAAGCCTTTGGATTCTTAAAATTCAATGTAGAGCGATGGAATGACAAGAACATTCGTATCAAGGATAACAACCAGGAACACTCAATCACTGCTAATTTTGGTATTGAGGGTTCTTTCTTTATCCAGGCACTGGCCAACGATGAAAGTCGTTTGGACTCATTGAACGGTAACGTAATTATCCTAGACGAAGCTCACACGATGAGAAACAGCAAGAAGTACGGTCTTATGAAGAAAACAATGTCAGCATACCGAAACAGTATGCTTTTTGTTATCTCTACGGCTGGTGATATTCCTACTGGTTTCCTTGCTAACCGTCTGAAATATTGTCAAAAGGTCCTTAAGCAATTGGTCAAGGATGATTCCTTGTTTATGTTTATCTGCAAAGCTGACCAGACGACTGATGGAGACGTGGGCGATTACCTGGACGAGAACGTTCTAAAAAAAGCTAACCCTTCGTGGGGTGTGACGGTATCGCTCAAGGCTCTGAGAGAAGAAGCTGAGCAGGCTATGAATGATCCACAGACTAGGAATGAGTTCTTCAACAAGACTTTGAATGTCTTTACAAACTCAATGAACGCTTATTTCAATCCTGATGAGTTCATTGCTTCAGATAGTCGCTATGATTGGACCTTAGAGGAGCTGGCACGTTTACCAATCCAATGGTACGGTGGTGCTGACTTGTCAAGATTGCACGATTTAACCGCTGCTGCTCTCTATGGTGTCTATCATGATGGTGAAAAAGATATTGATATCTGTATCACACACGCTTTCTTCCCTCGTGTCAACGCTCAGAAAAAGGCCAACGATGACGGGATTCCACTTTTTGGGTGGCAGTCTGATGGTTGGTTGACGATGAGCAACACTCCGACCGTTCTCTATGATGATATCGTTAAATGGTTCATCAAGATGAGAGAGAAAGGGTTCAAGATTGCTGCTGTCGGAATGGATAGAAAGTTTGGCCGTGAGTTCTTTACCAAGATGAAAAAGGCTAAGTTCAAGATGATTGACCAACCCCAGCTATTCTACTTGAAATCAGAGGGATTCAGACGGATTGAGTTCAAAGTTAAGAACAAAGAGTTTTACTATCTTCATTCTGACGCTTACGAATACTGTGTGAGCAACGTTAGAGCAATTGAAAAGGTGGATGACGCTGTGCAATATGAGAAATTAGACGGTGACGGTGGTACTGCAAGAATTGACTTGTTCGATGCCAGCGTTTTTGCTTGTATTCAGGCTCTTGCTAACCTTGGCAAGAATCAGAATGTCATGAGCTTCTTTGATTAGGTGATTTATGAATGAAATAGTTTTATCAGAACATGACATCAACGTGTTAATCAACACAGGAAGAGTAAAAGCAACTTTAAATGGCAAAGAAGTCACTATTAGGCAATCCTATATAAAAGACTTTATGGGTGAGCTTGTGAATTGGGATAAGCAGATAGTTGATGTCAGCCAGAATATCGTAAGAAACAAGCACTTTGATTCACTCTTTCAAAGCGCAACAGACTAGAAAGGAGGTGAGAAAAGATGGGGCTTTTAGATAGGTTTTTGAAACGTGGTAAGAGTCGAGGTGGAACGAATGTTATCACTCATTCAGATTTTGGTCTTTATATCGAAGGTGATAGCTATGTGCCTTTGGCCCGCAATCCTGATGTGATTGCTGCGGTCAACAAGATTGCTGACATGGTATCTAACATGACCATTCATTTGATGGAGAATACCGATAAAGGCGATATCCGAATAAAAGACGGGCTAGCTCGCAAGATTGATGTAAACCCATGCGAAAACATGACTCGCAAAACTTGGATTTTCAAGATTGTGCGTGACTTACTGTTGTTCGGAGATGGGAACTCTGTTCTTCATGTTGAGTATGATCTTGCGAATGATTATATTTCGAACCTGAGACCATTCCCAATGAGCGAAGTTTCTTTTAGAAGTGATGAGTTCGGCTATATTATGAATTATCGTGGTGTTGACTACAACCCAAACGAAATTGTGCACTTTGTAATCAATCCAGATCCAGATAATCCATTTGTAGGGACTGGATATAGGCTTGCTCTGAGGGATATTGTTAGGAATTTAAACCTTGCTACTCAAATCAAAAAAGGCTTTATGAATGGTAAGAACGTCCCTAGCCTGATTGTTAAGGTTGATTCTTCGAGTGTAGAGTTGGCAACACAAGAGGGGCGAGACAAGGTTGCTAAGAAATATCTTAGCACTAGTCAAGCTGGTGAACCGTGGATTGTTCCAGATGCTCTGTTGAGTGTAGAACAGGTCAAGCCACTCAGTCTGAAAGATATTGCTATCAATGAATCTGTTGAAATTGACAAGAAAACAGTTGCTGGACTTTTGGGAGTTCCAGCTTTTATTTTGGGAGTTGGTAGCTTTGATAAAGAAGAATACAACAACTTCGTCAATACAACGATCATGAGTATTGCTACGACAATCACTCAGACCTTAACTAGAGACTTACTCGTTTCAAACAATCGGTATTTCAAACTGAATGCTCGCTCGCTCTATTCGTACGACATTACAGAATTGTCATCAGTTGCTGAACAGATGACTAAAAGTATGGCAATGCGTCGAAATGAGTGGAGGGATTGGCTTGGGATGCCGCCTGATCCTGATATGGATGAGCTCCTTGCTCTTGAAAATTTCATTCCACAAGACAGGCTTGGGGACCAGAAGAAACTGAAAGGGGGTGAGGAAGAGAATGAACAAGCGGAATAGTTATCGTACCGCTCAATTCAAGACACGAGAAGAAGCTGACAGCGGTGATTTGATTTTGAGTGGGTACTTTATCAAGTTTGATGAAGTTACTGAATTATGGCCAGGCTACTTTGAGGTAATCAAACGTGAGGGTGTTGAAAAAGCCATCAAAGGAGCTGACATCAGGGCATTATTTAACCATGATGATAGTTTAGTGCTTGGTCGTACTGGTAACGGGACGGTCATTTTAAGAGTTGATGAAATCGGACTTTACGGGGATATCATCATCAACAAGGATGATCCGCAAGCTGTTGGAGCCTATGCTCGTGTTCGACGTGGAGATGTAATTGGTTGTAGCTTTGGATTTATCCCAATCAAAATCAATACGGAAGAGCAAGCAGATGGTTTGTACCTGGACACTATCCTAGAATTAGAAATCTTTGAAGTGAGTCCATGTACTTTCCCAGCCTATCCGCAAACGGAAATTGCCGCACGCCAAAAAGACTTTGAAAGTCAACAGCGTGCAAATCGTGAAGCGCTGGACAAGCGCAAGAAAGAAATTAAGGAGAAATTTAATCTATGAACAAATCAAAGATTTTAAGTGCTCGTGCTAATCTTAAAGCAAACAAAGTAGCTGAACTCGAAGAATCGATTGAAGAATTGAACAAGCGCTCTGAACTTGAAGCGAAGAAATTGGAACAAGCTGGAACTGACGAAGAAGTTTCAGATGTCGAAAAGAACCTGGAAGACATCCAAAAAGAATTGGATGATAAATTGGCAGAAAAAGAACAACTTGAAAAAGAAATTGAAGATTTGCAAAATCAAGTTGAAGAATTTAATCGCAAAGCACCGACTTATCCAAGTCAAGAAAAACGTGGAGGACAAAAATTGGAACAACGTGACGCAATTGCTAAATACATTCGTACTGGTCAAACTCGTGACATCGTAGGTTTGAAAACTACTGATTCAGGAAGCGCAGCTCTGATCCCAACTGAAGTGCTAAAACCTCACTTCGTCAACAAAACACGTAATCCACTCTTGGATCTTGTGGAACGTGTGAAAGTTAACAGTGGATCTGGTAAATATCCAGTTATCAAAAAAACGGATGGTGTAATGGTTTCAACAGAGGAATTGAAATCAAATCCAGAACTTGCAAAACCAGCAATCAGCGAGATTGATTATTCAATCAAGACTTACCGTGGATATGTCCCTGTGTCACAAGAAATGATTGACGACGCAGACTATGACATCATGTCCATTGTTGAAGACGAAGTGTTTAATCAAGGTGAAAACACTGAATTATCATTAGTTGCAGCTGTCCTCAAAAAAGCTACCCAAGCAGATGCGGCTGGATTTGATGGTATTAAAGACATCTACAATAAGAAGCTTAAATCAATTTATAAAGCAAGCATCGTTGTAACTAAGTCAATGTTTGCCGCACTTGACAAGGTGAAGGACAAAGATGGGCGCTACATGCTTCAAACCGATGTAGCTTCACCTACTGGCTATTCATTTGGTGGGAAAACAATCTACAAAGTAGATGACACAGTGTTTGGAGATGAAGGAGATATGAAATTCTTCATCGGTGATGTCACTGAGTTCGTCAAAGAGTTTGATCGTTCTCAAGTATCCGTTAAATGGGTGAACAATGACATTTACGGACAATTGCTTGGGCTTTTCATCCGTTTGGATGTGAAGAAAGTAGATGAAGAAGCTGGATTCTTCGGAACATACACTGATGTTGTAGCTTAAGGAGGTAGCGTATGAGCTATAAAGTAATCCGTCCTTTCAAGGACTTGGCTGATCCTGAAAAACATGACTATGCTGTTGGCGATATCTTTCCTCGTGAGGGATATGAGCCCACAGATAGCTTTACCAACGGTCTTTTGACTGGTGCCAACACTGCTGGCTCTATCTTCCTTGAGGTTTTGGGAGATGATGAACCTAAGAAACCAGCTCCTGAAACAAAAGAAGTTAAGGAAGAGCCCGCAGTTGAGCAGGAAGAAACAGTTGATGAAACTGCTGAAGAGCCTGCTAAGGAAGTTGAGGAGTAAACATGGACGAAGGTCAGCTTTTGGAATTGCTGAAGCTTAAGCTGGGTATTTCAACCCACTTGAGAGACAAGCCGTTAGAAAAAATCATTTCAAGTGTCATCACTGAATTGACCGATAACCTCGGTATCGAGCTTGTCGGTGAGCGTGCTGACCATGAAATGTTTATTGTTGACTATGCTGCCTATCGCTATGAGGGTGGGGTGGATATGCCACGTCACCTTCAATGGCGACTGCATAATTTACAGATAGCATCAAAGAAAGAGGTCAAGAATGTGGAATCATGAAATAACACTGATTTCTAAGGAAGTCACAGGTAAGGATAAACTACTACAACCAATCTCTGAAGATGTTGAAGTTACTCTCCTATGTCGCAAAAAGAGGGTCACTCGCTCTGAATTTTATCAAGCAAACCAGGCAGGTCTAAAACCGAGTTTGGTTGTTGAGATTCGAAATTTTGAGTATGAGAATCAGGAGTTTGCGAAATTTGAAGGCAGGCAATATCGTATCTTGAAAACCTATCCTATCGATTCTGAAATTTTAGAGTTGACTTTGTCAGAGGTGTTGAAATGAGCTTAACAAGTGATTTAGCGAATGAAATTGCAAAGGCAATGGCAGAGTACTCTGCTGAGGTAGAAGATAAGATTGACCTGATTGCAGAGGACGTTGTAAACGAAGCCGTTACGGAATTAAAAGTGACTAGTCCAAAACGTCATGGAAAGTATGCTAGAAATTGGCGCTTCAAGAAAAATGCTAAGGGGTCATACGTCATTTACAACGCAGCTCCAACCTATCGTTTAACTCACTTACTAGAAAATGGGCATGTTTTGAGAAATGGCGGTCGTAGTCGGGCATTTCCACATATTAAACCTGTTGAGGAGAAAGTTAAAGAAAACTTTGAGAAGCGTATCAAGGAGATTGGGAAATGAAGCTATCAGACTTTGCTGCTATTTTGGAACAGGCAAACTTGCCTGTCACTTATCGAGCGTTTAAAACTGGGAACGCTCCTGACCTACCTTACCTGGTCTATTATGAATCGAGTCCAGCCATCAATGCAGCTGATAACACGGTTAATCATCAGATTAAGAGCGTGACAGTAGAGCTGGCTTTTGAGAATAAGGATGAAGATTTGGAAGAACGTCTGGAAGAGCTGTGGACAACCCACGAGCTCTTTTTCGATGTTCAAGAAGAAACATTTATCGAGACTGAAAGACTCTATGTCAAGTCTTATACGGTCTATCTATACTAAGGAGGAATGATATGACTCAAGAAAATAAAGTAACCTATGGTTTAAAAAATGTTCACGTTGCGCCAATTAAATCAATTGGTGCAGATGGAGTGATTGCTTACGATGAAATTTTCCGCTTTCCTGGAGCAATGGAATTGACATTGGATCCAAAGGGTGAATCAACACCAATCAAAGCAGACGATATCGATTATCACTTCATGAACTCAAACGAAGGGTATGATGGGAAATTCAAAATCTCTCACATTATTGAAATGTTTGCGACTAAGATTTTGGGTGAAATCAAAGATGCTCAGACGGGTGTTTTGACTGAAAAAGCTGATGCAGAATTCACATCATTTGCCTTGATGTTCGAATTTTCAGGGGACAAGAATAAAACACGTCATGTCCTTTACTACTGTTCAGCGAGCCGTCCAGGCAATGGCTCAAAAACCAAAAATGGTACAAACGTCAACGAGCGTGAACTTGGCTTTAAAGCAAGTCCTCGTCCTCTGGATTCAGTTGTTAAACGTTCTATCACATCAGCTGATAATAAAGAAATTTATGACAACTGGTTCAAGAAAGTGTATGAACCTACTGTAGTGGCTTAAGGAGAAAATCTATGCGTAAAATCGTTTTGGTTGGTGATCAGGAGTATGAACTAGGGACAAATGGCTATACTCCTATCGCCTACAAGCAACAATTTGGGAAAGATTATTTTCAAGATTTGTTCTCAATGTTGAAAAATCAATCATTCATGAATGAATTGAACAAGCTGGAAGCTGAAAAAGAATTGACAGCGACTGACATTGACATTTCAATGCTAGAAGAGTTTGATATGACCTTTTTCAACCGCCTTTTTTGGACCTTTGCTAAATCTGCAAATCCTAACATCAAGCCTTATGAACAATTCTTCATGGAAATGGAAGTCTTTCCGATTCAGGAAGTTGGTCCTGTGTTGATGGAAATGCTGAATGCGAGCATGACGACAAAAAAGCACCAGATGAATCAGAATCAGCTAGCGAAGAAATCTTCACAGTAGAATCCTATCTGTCCTGCTGTAAAGAAACTGGTCTATCGATCGATGATCTAAAGCACATCTCAATCGGAATGGCTCTAGATTATCAGACGGATTATGTGAATTTACGGAGTGAGGATAAGGGTGGCGAACGGAAAGCCACGCAAGCTGATTTTGACAGTTTTTAAAGAAAAAATGAGTGCTGAGAGAGCGATTCTGAGACTAAGTTCGTTGGTCTGATTGCATTATCAGTGGTAGAAATTCTCTCAGCGCTTTTCTATTTTTTATGAAAGGAGGAAATATGGCAGGAAATATCAAAGGTATCAAAATTGAAATCGATGGCGACACGCAACCCTTACAAAAGGCGCTGAAAAATGTCAATAAAGCTGCTACTGATGCAAGCCAGGAGTTGAGACAGATTGACAAGGCCTTGAAGTTTGATACAGGAAACGTAACGCTCCTGACTCAGAAGCAAGAAGTCTTGCAAAAGCAAGTTTCGACGACCAAAGAGAAACTAGAAACCTTGAGACAAGCTCAGTCTCAGGTGGAGCAGCAATTCAAAAATGGTGATATCGGTGCTGACCAGTACCGTGCTTTCCAACGTGAAGTAGAAGTTACTCAAAACGTCCTAAAAGGATATGAGGGTAAGCTTGCAAATGTGAACCAGGCGCTTGCTGAGAATGGGAATGCAACTAAAAGCAACCAAACGAAACTGAAAGAATTGCAGAATGAACAGAGTCAACTTGCTTCAGAGATGACTAAGGTGACAAGCTCTTTCAAATTGCAAGAAAGTGCTTTAGGTTCAAATGCTAGCGAAGCTGAGAGAAATGCTCTTGCCCAGAAAAAGATTGGTGCCCAGTCTGAGATTGTAAGTAAACAGATTTCAAATCTAGAACAGCAATTGGAAATCACTAAAAAAGAATTTGGTGAGAACTCCACACAAGCCAACAAGATGGAAGCTGAGCTAAATCAGGCTAAGACAGCTTTTAATCATCTCAATGATGAGATGAAGGGAACAAAGTCTGCTGCTGATAGCACTCAAGAAAGTTTAAGTGAAATCTCAAGAAATTTAAGAGCAGAACTACTTCAACAGTTTAGTGAGAAGTTGAGTGCTATTTCAGAAAAGCTTGTGGAAGTAGGAAAAGAAGCGTTAGAAGCAGCTGCTCAAATGCAAGCTAGTAATGCTCAATTTACTACCGTTTTCGGAGATATGGAAACCCAAGCAAGAGAAGCGTTGAATGCTATTGGTCAGGAAATGGATATTGTCCCAGAGCGATTACAAGGGTCATTCACTCAGATGGCTTCATTTGCAAAAACTTCAGGATTGGATACAGCAGAAGCTTTGGATCTTACTTCTCGTGCAACTAGGGCAGCAGCAGACGGTGCAGCCTTCTATGACAAATCTATTGAGAGCGTGACAGAGAGCTTACAATCTTTTTTGAAGGGAAACTTTGCTAACGATGCCGCTCTTGGAATCTCTGCGACAGAGACAACTAGGAATGCCGCTGCAAATAAACTGTATGGCAAATCATTCAAGGACTTGAGCGAAGCGCAGAAGCAACTGACCTTGCTTCAGATGGTCGAAGACGGAAATAAACTCTCAGGAGCTCTTGGACAGGCTGCAAGAGAATCAGACGGATTAGAAAACGTGATGGGGAATCTGAAACAAGCTGGGACCAATGCATTATCTGCTATTGGTCAACCTCTTCTGGAAATGATGATCCCTGTTTTCCAAACCTTGGCAACGATTGTGAAAGGTGTGGCTGAGCTGTTCAGTTCCTTACCTGCTCCAGTAAAAGATTTTGTTGTTATTTTAGGAACAGTTGTGACTGCTGTAGGGATCATAGCCCCCATATTCTTATCGTTGCAAGCCCTTGCTGAGTTTTTAAAAATATCTATTGGAGAAATGATAATTGCCGCATTGCCAATTATTGGAACAGCTATTGCAATTGCTGCTGCAGTTGCTGCAATTATTGTTATTGTAAAATATCTCTGGGATACAAACGAAGGTTTTCGTGAAGTCGTTACAACCGTTTGGAATGCGATTCTTGAAGTCATCAACACAGTCGTATCAGAGATTTCTAATTTTGTTATGAGCATCTTTGGGACGGTTGTTGCTTGGTGGACGGAGAACCAGGAACTTATTCGAGCAAGTGCTGAGACTGTCTGGAATGCTATCTATACGGTTATAAGCACAATTCTGGAAATTTTAGGTCCACTCATTCAAGCTGGTTGGGATAATATCCAACTTGTCATTACAACAGCTTGGGAAATCATCAAGACCGTTGTTGAGACTGCAATCAATGTTGTTCTTGGTGTTATCCAAGCAGTTATGCAGATCATTACTGGTGATTGGTCAGGAGCCTGGGAAACCATCAAGGGAGTATTCTCTACTGTATGGCAAGCTATTCAAAGCATTGTTCAGACCATTTTTTCAGCCATCCAGAGCTACATTTCAAATATTCTCAACGGCATTTCAGGAACTGTATCAAATATCTGGAACGGCATAAAGGATACTGTCTCAAATGTGTTAAATGCTATATCTAGCACTGTATCAAGTGTCTGGGAAGGTATCAAGAGTACCATTTCAGGAGCTATCAATGGTGCAAAAGATGCTGTATCTTCAGCTATTGAAGCTATCAAAGGATTGTTCAACTTCAGCATTAGTTGGCCACATATCCCACTACCGCACTTTCATGTGAGCGGGTCGGCCAATCCATTAGATTGGTTGAGTCAAGGTGTTCCAAGTATTGGAATTGAATGGTATGCCAAAGGCGGTATCATGACGAAACCAACCATTTTTGGAATGAATGGTAATAACATGATGGTTGGTGGTGAAGCTGGTAACGAAGCAGTATTGCCGCTTAATGATAAAACGCTTGGCGCTATCGGTCGAGGCATTGCTCAGACAATGGGTGGAACTTCACCGACCATCAACATTACTATTAGTGGGAATACTATCAGAGAAGAAGCTGACATTATTCGGATTGCTGATGAAGTAGCGCAGAGGATTGCTGATGAATTGCAACGTAAAACACAATTGAGAGGAGGGTTTGCATGATAAAGCATAATGAGCTTGTGATTGACGGTGTGAGAACATCGTCTTTTCCTTTTAAAGTCATTGTCCATGATTCTCCCTCAATCGCTCTGGGAGAGAGCAAGACAGCTCTTTTGGAGCATGGTGGTATCAGTGGAGCAATCGTTCAGACGAACAAACATAGGGAATTGGTCAAGAAAACCTATACGATTTACTTGGTCAAACCTACTGAAGAACAGATGAACCAATTTATGAGTCTGTTTATCCGTGAAAAGTTCTGGCTAGAGAGTGAGCGAGTCAAAACAACTCGTCTTTGGTGCTATAAGGTCAATGTGAGCGACCTTGAGGAAGTGCAACCTGGTCTTTACATGACCAAAGCAACCTTCACTTGTCACCCTACCAAACACTTCAAAGTCACTGATACACAGAGATTGACAAGAAGTGGGACTTTGACCGTTCAAGGTTCTGCTCTTGCATTTCCTAAAATCACAATCGTTGGTCAGAGTGCTTCTGAGACTTCATTTACAATCGCTGGTCAGGTCATTAGGCTTGAAAGGCTTGCTGAGCCGCTTGTGATGGTCAATAATCCTGACAATCCAAGTTTTAAAACGACAACAGGGAAGCCAGTCAAATGGTCAGGGGATTTTATCACAGTTGATCCAGCGAAAGTGAAGAATGTTGGGGTTGTTCTAGGTCAAGGTATTCAATCGCTTGAGATTGAGACGGTTTGGGGGTGGGCATAATTGCTTTATCTACTTAATAAAGATGTGAGAACCGTTCGGTGGAACGGGGAGCCACTTCATGAAGCGACTTCGGCGGTTGTTAAAGAGACCATGAATGGCGATTTCACCTTAACTGTGAAATATCCCATTTCCGACTCTGGTATTTATCAGCTCATTCAAGAAGATATGTTGATAAAAGCGCCGACTCCTGTTCTTGGTGCGCAGCTATTTCGCATCAAGAAACCTGTTGAGAACAATGACCATCTGGAAATTACAGCCTATCACATTTCAGATGATGTGATGCAACGTTCTATCACGCCAATGAGCGTGACTAGTCAGAGCTGTGGCATGGCTCTTTCTCGCATGGTTCAAAACACCAAAACTGCTTTGGGGGATTTTTCTTTCAATAGCGATATCCAGGATCGTAGGACCTTCAACACGACTGAAACAGAAACTCTGTACTCTGTATTGCTGGACGGTAAGCACAGCATTGTTGGTACATGGGAAGGCGAGCTGGTTCGTGATAACTTTGCAATGACTATCAAGAAGAGTCGTGGTGAGAATCGTGGTGTTGTTATCACGACACACAAGAATCTGAAGGACTATCAACGTACAAGGAACAGTCAGAATGTTGTCACAAGAATTCATGCAAAGTCGACGTTTAAGCCTGAAGGTGCTGAAAAAGAAACGACTATCAGAGTGACTGTAGATAGTCCTCTTATCAACTCATACCCTTATATCAATGAAAAAGAGTATGAGAACAACAACGCAAAGACTGTTGAAGAGTTGCAGAAGTGGGCACAGGCTAAATTTACAAATCAAGGCATTGATAAGGTCTCTGATGCTATCAAGATTGAAGCCTTTGAACTTGATGGGCAAGTTGTTCACATAGGTGATACAGTCAATCTTAAGAGTTGGAAGCACAATGTCGATGCATTCAAGAAAGCTATTGCTTATGAGTTCGACGCTTTGAAGGAAGAATATATCTCTCTGACTTTTGATGATAAGGCAGGAACTGGTGGTTCTAGGGCTTCTGGTGGTTTATCTAGCGCAGCTGATGCAATCCTTGGTGTGACAGGAACCGCACAAGAAATTGCCCTTGAAAAGGCTCTTCAAAATGCTGACTTAGGCTTTGATCACCAAGCTGGATTGTTAAGGCAGGAAATTCTGGACGGTATCGAACTGGCCAGAGCCAGAGCTGAAGAAGTCAAGAAAGAACTGTCTGACAATATCGACCAGCGGTTTAACAGTTTTAACAACGGCCCTCTACAAGAAGCCTTGCGAAACTCTGGCGCAAGTACCCTGCTTGCCCAGGAAGCCAAGCGGATTGGGTTGGATTCTGTTGCCAAACTTGAAGCGTTCAAGTCGCAGGCTACGAACGTTCAAACGGCTCTGTCAGGTGATTTGGACACTCTGAAACTGGCCATCGCAAACGATATTCGACCGAAGCAAGCACAGGCTGAAGCTGAGATTGCCAAGCAAGTTGAAGCACTTAACAAGACCAAGAATGAATTGGCTGGTGTGAAGTCAGCGCAATCGACTTATGAAGAGACAACGACTCGTAGACTGGCAGAATTGACCAATTTGGCTAATGGTAAAGCTAGCAAGTCAGAACTCACACAGACAGCCGAGGAGCTGGCTAGTAAGATAGCGAGTGTGAGGGTCGGTGGTAGAAACTATTATCGAGATTCTGAGAAGGTTCGAACAAGTACACGATTCTTCTCGTTCCCTCTACATCCATACTTTACCCAAGAAAATGTCGGTGAGACTTGGACTTTATCGTTTGATTTAAAAATCAATGAAGGTGGCGAAATTCGTCCTCTACATTTTTATCACTATCAAACAAATCGCTTCGGTCTGAGAGCTAGTGCAGACATCACTCCAAGCAAAGAGTGGAAACGGTTCACGTTCACAGGTCCAGTTATCTTTCCGAACGATGACCCTCGTTATTCGAGGGGAGAGATGGCCTTGTATGACTACGGTGGAAACAATAATTATTCCGTTCGTAGAATTAAACTTGAAAAAGGCAATGTCGCGACAGATTGGAGTCCAGCTCTCGAAGATATAGAAGGTCAGATTTCAACAGTTGAATCCAACTTCAGGCAGCGCGCTGATGCACTAGACGCTGGTGTGAGCCGTCTGACTGAAGGTCTCAGAACCAAGGCGGATATCAGCTCACTAAATGTGACTGCTGAAAACATCAGGCAATCCGTGAAGAGTTTGGAAACAAGCACGCAGAACAAGCTGGATCAGAAATTGAGTCAGGCTGAATTTGAAGTGCAGGCTGGCTCTATTCGTCAGGAAATCCTGAACGCAACAAAGGATAAAGCAGATAAGACTCTGGTCGTGGCTGAAGCTGGGAAATTGCGAGAAGAATTTTCAAACTTACGGGTTGGTGGAACTAACTTGTTGAAAGGCTCAAAAGGGCCTTTTCTTCCAGATCGGAAGCCAGCTAATTTTGATAACGCCATTCTGTATGTAGGACAGACGTCTATCTACATGGAGCAAGGACAGGAATACATTATTTCTGCTAAAACAGACGGGACCTTTACAGCTCATCACGACGGGAATAAGGAATCCGATAACGTAGTTCTTTGGATTATGGACAAGGATGTCAGAAATTATCAAATTGTATCGGACCTCAAGACAGGTACCACAGGAACGAAAATCACTTGGAATAAGCCTACAGGGATTTATCATCTGCGCGTTAACACTTATCACAAAGAAGCGACCAAGAGCGTCTGGGATGTGAAGATTGAAAAAGGCAATGTCGCCACCGACTGGAGTCCTGCGCCTGAGGACACTGATGGTCTCATCACTGAAGCTAAGGCTATCTTTGAGCGGACAGCTCAGGGGTTGCGAACCGACTTATCAGCTATTCAGGAATATGTCAATAAAGACGGTCAGCGACAGGATGCATTGCAACGCTACGCTCGTGAGGAAAGCGCAAAACAAGCAACAGCTGTACGTGAGTTGGTCGCAAGAGACTATGTTGGTAAATCAACCTATCAGGAAGATGTGAGAGGTCTTGAGCGTAGGTTCGAAGCTATTACCAACCCACAAAATGGTTCGATTGCCACTCAGATTGCTAACTACAAAACAGCAGTAGATGGCAGATTTTCAGATATCACTTCATTGATTGCTGGCAAGGCTAATCAGACGGACTTCCAGCGTGTGAAGGAAACTAGCCAACTCTATGAACGGATTCTTGGAAATTCTGAGAACGGTATCGCTGACAAGATAGCCCGAATGGCTATGACCAATCAGCTATTTCAAGTTGAGGTGAGTAAGGTCTTTGAAAATCATCGAAATCTATTTTTGAGTTCGACTGCAACGAAAGGATTCTTAGGTAACGCTGGGGTTATTAATGTTGCGAATAGCACACAAAAAGAGATCACATCTGATTTCATTTCAGTAGAACCAAACGAAAAAATTATTTTTCAGCATTGGGTAACTCTTCCTGAGAATGGAATGGCTTGGACGGCTTGGCAATTTTTCGATAAAAACAAAAATCCCATTGATAACCGCAAACCAGGCTTGAACGCCTATAAAACAACTGTAGGTAAACAACACAACATCAATCAAATCACTGTACCAACGAATGCTTATTTCGTCAGATTCTCAGCTCGTATGTACGATGATGGTTTGATAAAAGTAGAACAGGGTTCAACTCCATCAGATTACTCAGTAGCACCAAATGATGCTCTTGAAGCTGTGAAAACCGTTCAAAGACAGTTGGATGGCTCATGGTCTGTTCAGAACATCAACTCGGCTGGAGATATCATTTCTGGAGTTAATCTAGGAGCTGATGGTCGCAATAGATTCATAGGAAAAACATTTCATATCACTGGCGAGACCCTGATTGACAAAGCCGTTATCAAGTCAGCAATGGTTGACAAGTTAAAAACAGCCAATTTTGAAGCTGGTTCGGTCACGACTACGATATTAGATGCTGAGGCAGTGACCGCTGATAAAGTAAGGATGGACCAAGCATTTGCAAACAAGCTAGTAGCAAGTAACATCTTCACAGATACGCTTGCTGCTAAAGAAGCATTCATCAACAAGCTACGGTCAGTGGTAGTCACCGCGACATTTCTAGAAGGTTTTCAAGGTAAAATTGGAGGCTTCAGATTTGGTCAATACACAAACAGAAATGGATATTTCATAACAGGAATTAACTCTGTTAGTATTGGGATGGGTAACGGAATGAACGCTGGTGCGAACAGAAACGCATTTTGGGCAAATTGGGGTGAAAGTTTAGACACCCCTGGTCCCAAAGCCTGGTATGTCAATACAGACGGTACGATGTACTGTAGAAATGAAGCGTCTTTTTATTCAAAAGTAGATTTTGCAAGCACATCAAAGGTTAATTTCTACTCAAGAGTAAATGCAGAAAAAGGTCTATGGTTAGCTTCTGATGATGTTTTTGGTGAAGGGAATAACCCTGTTGGTGGTTACAATCGAGTTGTTTGGTGGAGCCAAATTGTTACCGGAAAATTTAGACAACACGCTGGAATCACAACCGGCTCAGATAGAAAATTGAAAGAGAATATTGAACCTACACCGGTTAATGCTCTGGATAAAATAAATGCTTTGAATTTAGTGGCCTTTGACTATATTAAGGATAAGACTCATGAAGAAATTGGTTTGATAGCGCAGGAAGTGTTAAATATTATCCCTGGTTCAGTCGAGAAATATGAGGGCGAGGATAATCACTTAACAATCAATTACTCAAAATTTGTGCCTTACTTAATTAAAGCAGTACAAGAACTAAATCAAAAATTGGAGGAAATAGCATGAACGAAACACTGGATCAATTAGTGATGAACTCACTAGCAACTAAATTGGCTAAAAGTGAGTTGGAATCAGCTCAAAATGAAGCCTTCTACAAATACGTAACAAGCGAGTTACAAGTAATGAATGAGGTCTTGGAATACGAACCAGCACTTAAAGAACTATTTGAAGAAATGAAAGCTAAAATGCAAAAAGGAGAATAGAACATGACACAAACTTACGAATTAGCAAATGCCCCTTACTATCGTCAACCAGAAAATGTCACTATCGTGACAATCAAGAAAGAGCATGGTCAACGCTATAGCTATGAACAAGCAGGCTTGTCTGGTGACCGTACGCATGAAAGTCAAGAAGTGCTTATCCAAGCGGTTTTGGATGTTGTAAAAGCTGAATTAGACCCAGCAAGTGCAATTGTTCAAACGCAAGCTAAACTTGAAGAAGCGACTCATGAACTTGCTGAAACCAAAGCGAAACAAACTGCGACAGATGAAGCAGTTAAGCACAATCAAGCCGAAACAGATCGTTATGGTAAAATCATCCATGCGGTCGTTTTAAATGCCGTAGCAGGCAAGACAATCGCTTATGGAACTAACTACAAGGAATTGGTTGAACTCATTCCGCTTGCTGAAGTTGGTAAGCATTACATGCCACACGATTTGATCACGATTGAAGATCCTAACCATACGGAAGTCAATGGAGAAGGTAAGCGCATCTTGATTCAGCTTAATCGTGAATTCACGTATAATGGCGAACCAGTCAGCGACTTTGCTCGAAATGGTCGTCTTGAAATGGACGGAACAGGCGCAGCATGGAAGTTTGAACCTAAGGAATAGAGGTGCTATATGGCAGAATTTGAACGCTTAATTGTCCAAATTTTCCTCTCTCTGATTCCTGTTGTCGGACTTTATTTCTCAATGAAAGACCGAGCTACCAAGCAGGAGAATCGCATTACCGCGATGGAAAAAGACATCGAGAACCTACGTGAATTTAAAGAATCAGCAAATAAACGTCTGGATAACCACGACGAACAGAATAAGGCTATCTTGGTTCTAGCTGAGCAAGTTAAATCATTAGGTGAAGATGTCAGAGAGTTGAAAATATTGTTCCAGAGTAAAACTTAAGAAAGGGGCGCAGAATGGCTTATGTTCTTAATTCAACCAATCTTGAACAAGTAGACGGTGGATTTTTAGTCAAGCAAGGCGATGTGGCTTCCACATTTGCCTTTTCTTTACTGGATGAAAATCATGAGCCGATTCCACATCTTGAAGGACAAGAGGCATCTATCACGTTGACGAGAGGTCAGGCTCAATTACGCAAGACAGCAGTCGTGATAAATGGTGCAGTTGCCTTTAATTTAGGGATGATTTTACCTGCTGGCCTATATCGAATCGAGGTGACAGTGGGAGGATATACATTCCCAAGCGATGACTCGACTCAAATCCGAATCACAAAATCGGATAAAAATTTAGTTTCTGAAGAAATCCATGCTCTTAAGGAGCTGGATATTGCTGAAGAAGTTAAGAAGCAGCTTGCAGGAAAAACTGTAGGTGGTGATGGCATAGAAAATCAGGAATTTCCTGACTTGCTAACGTTTTATAACTTAGGAAAGGTATAGAAATATGGACACAACAAAATTAACGGCATTCGCTTCGGCATTGGGAGCGGATAACAAGGTAATAATGCAGCTACTCGCTACGAAGGTTGACGTCACTGCACTAACGCAAGCCATTGAGCAAGCTAAATCGGCAGTGAAAGCCGAGATTTTAGGTGACGGTGTTCCGGAAAATCTCGACACATTGAAAGAGATTGCTACGATGATCGCAGGCATGAGTGGTGATACTGAAGGGGCAGTCGTGCAAAAATTGGCTGACCTCGGCCGTCGTATTGACGAGTTTGCAAACCTTGACTTGGTCGCAACGTATAACGCAGCGAAAGCGTGATTGCCATGAGCAATTTAGAGGAATTTGCTCAAGCGGTTGGTCGGGATGTGAAGGTGCTGAACCAAAAGCCTGAACCAAGGCTGGTCTTGACAGGAAATACACTCGGAATTGTCGGGGGTAATAATATCACTCTGCCTATGCCGACAAACGTAGGGCATGAAATCCGTGGTACAGGCTCACCAGAAGGGCGTATCACTGCTGAAATCGGGACGACCTATGTAGATGTTAATGCTACTAATGGCGCTCTGAAATGGATAAAAGAGAGTGGAAATGACAACACAGGCTGGAAGGTGTTGATAGGTGATACTGGATGGAGGACGTTGGGTATCGCTTCAAAATTAAGGAGCTCGTTCGTAAAAATAAGACGGGTTAATAATCTAGTAACTTATCAATTTGGAGGACTATCGTGGGGGTGGTTTGGAATTGTGAGGCGTGGAAGCCATGGATATCAAGTTCAAACTTCTGATATCGAACGAAATTGCTACATATTAGGACCAAATGGAGTCCCTATTGGTTTTCGCTCTCCAAACTCTCTAATCGGGAATATATATAATGATAAAGGGATTGTTTATGGAACATGGTATCTAGCAGGTAGCACGGATGGGAATCATTTAAGATTCCAATTCTTAAACCCAGTACCAACCGATCAAGATATTGGAGATATCCGTGTAAGTGCTATCTCGTACTTGACAGACGACCCTTGGCCAACAACATTGCCATAAAAGAAAGGAAAAAAATATGACACAAATTAATGAATTGATTATCGCTTTTGCGACAGGCTTTTTAGCAGTAGCAACAGGCAGTATCGTAAAAGCAGTGAAAGAATATCTTTTACGAAAAGGCGGAGAAAAAGCGGTAAAAATCGCTGAAATCTTAGCTAAAAACGCGGTGCATGCAGTAGAGCAGGTAGCGTCTGAAACAGGCTACAAAGGTGATGAGAAGCTGGAGCAAGCTCGTGATAAAGTCAGATCTGAGCTTACAAAATACAACATCAGCATGACTGACAAGGACTTGGACACATTTGTTGAGTCAGCAGTTAAACAGATGAATGATGCGTGGAAGGAGCAATAGAAATGATCAAAATCATTAATAATACGATTTTCAATGGAATTGCAGGTTCTCGTCCGACCGAAAAACCAAAATACTACATCATGCACAATGATGAAGGAGCAATGGCCTAATGCATTGCCATAAAACGAAAGGAAAATAAACAAATGAAAAAAAACGACCTATTCATCGATGTGTCTAGCCACAATGGATACGATATTACAGGTATTTTGTCTGACATGGGTACACAGAATACTATTATCAAAATTTCTGAAAGTACAAGCTATATCAACCCTTGCCTGTCCGCTCAAGTTGAGCAATCAACCCCTGTTGGATTTTATCATTTCGCATGGTTTGGTGGAGACTTAGACGAGGCAGAAAGAGAGGCACGCTACTTCCTTAATAATGTACCTCAAAAAGTAAAATACTTGTGTCTTGATTACGAAGATCACGCTAGCGGAGATAAACAGGCAAATACAGATGCATGTATTCGCTTTATGGAAATTCTCAAAGAAAATGGCTATGAGCCAATCTATTACAGCTACAAGCCATTCACGCTCAATAATATCTATTATGATCAGATTCTTGCAAAATTCCCAAATAGCCTTTGGATTGCTGGATATGGGCTAAACGATGGAAATGCTGACTTTGAATATTTCCCATCCATGGATGGGATTCGCTGGTGGCAATACTCAAGCAATCCGTTTGACAAGAATATAGTGTTACTAGATGACGATGAAGAAGATATTTTGATCAGCGAAAACACTAGTACAGACCTTGACAGCGTAGCACAAGAAGTATTACAGGGTTTGTGGGGCAACGGACAAGAACGTTTCGATAATCTAACAAATGCCGGATATAATGCGCAAGCCGTTCAAGATAGAGTTAACGCTATTTTAAATGACGAAACACCAAGCAATAGCGCTAGTTCAGACCTTGACAGCGTAGCACAAGAAGTATTACAGGGTTTGTGGGGCAATGGACAAGAACGATATGATAATTTATCGAGCGCTGGTTATGACGCACAAGCAGTTCAAGATAGAGTTAACGAATTGCTTTCTTAAAGATCTGACTAAAAATCTGTATGAAACCAAAAATATAGTACACCAACCGCAGGCAATAGCTTGCGGTTTTTTTGTTTGCTCTGAAATACGCTTGATAATCGCTTGAAATTCTGAAAAAACCTTTATAGATATAGGGTTAGGAGTATTCTTTTTCGCTTGAATATCTTTATTTTGCTCTGAAAGTAGAAAAACAGTGATTTTTCACTGCTTTTTTTATTTTCTTTTACGAATAGATAAGTAAGGAGGAAGAAAACATGAACATTTTGAACATTAAACTTGCAAGCGTAGAGCAGACAGACTTAGGCTTTGAGCATTGGGTGGATGTAACTTACCAGGTGCCGGTTTTGAAAAATAAGTACACGGTCAAGCTGTTGCTACTCATGGAATGCAAGATAGAGGACCAAGAGGTTATTGAGTACCTGGTATCAACCTGGAAATATCGTGATCTCGTGTTGCATTCGTTGCAGATGTATGAGATGGAAAAAATCAATAATTTTATTATCCTTGATTGAGATGTTGGTGGTCTTGCTCATCATCAGCGTGCTTCTCTTGCTCTTTGTACCTAATTTGACCAAGCAAAAAGAGGCGGTCAATGATAAAGGAAAAGCTGCTGTTGTTAAGGTGGTGGAAAGTCAGGCAGAGCTTTATAGCTTGGATAAAAATGAAGATGCTAGCCTAAGCAAGTTACAAGCAGATGGGCGAATCACGGAAGAACAGGCTAAAGCTTATAAAGAATACCATACTAAAAATGGAGGAACAAATCGTAAAGTCAATGATTAAGGCCTTTACCATGCTGGAAAGTCTCTTGGTTTTGGGACTTGTGAGTATCCTTGCCTTGGGCTTGTCAGGCTCTGTTCAGTCCACTTTTGCGGCGGTAGAGGAGCAGATTTTCTTTATGGAGTTTGAGGAACTTTATCGGGAAACCCAAAAGCGCAGTGTAGCCAGTCAGCAAAAGGCCAGTCTAAACTTAGATGGGCAGACGATCAGTAACGGCAGTCAAAAGTTGACAGTTCCTAAAGGAATTCAGGCACCATCAGGCCAAAGTATTACATTTGACCGAGCTGGGGGCAATTCGTCCCTAGCTAAGGTTGAATTTCAGACCAGTAAAGGAGCAATTCGTTATCAATTATATCTAGGAAATGGAAAAATTAAACGCATTAAGGAAACAAAAGATTAG